TAACAACAGGTCAGGTTTATGATCGCTTTACTAGAGAAAACAATGTAATAACTGCAAAGCCTGATATTGGATTAGAACCATTAAGAGTTGGTATGGACTTCAACATTGGCAACATGAACGCAGTGATCGGCATTGTACAAAATCAAAAATTGTTAATATTTGATGAGATTTCTAAGGCTCACGACACAGATAGTATTGCTCAAGAGATCAAATCCAGATACCCTATGAACAAGATATACGTTTACCCAGATGCAAGTGGAGGCAACAGAAGTACTAATGCAAGTCAAACAGACATTCAAATCCTTGAAGGCTATGGGTTCAGCAATCAAAGCCCACGTTCTAACCCGCCAGTCAGAGACAGGATCGCTTCCGTACAGGCTTTATTATGTAACGGCAAAGGGGAAAGCCGTTTACAAATCCATGCCAGTTGCAGAAAGCTAATAGAGTCAATGGAACTCCAGAGCTACAACACTAAGGGTGAGCCTGATAAAGAGTCAGGCTATGACCACATGGCCGATAGTTTGGGCTATCTTATTTTTAGAGAGTTTAATCCATTATTTGCTCGTGCGGGCAGACCTACAGGGATTAGAATATATTAAGAACATGATAGTATTGAGGCAAAACTGTGTATAGCTCACTAAATATTTACAACCAACCTGTAACAGTAGCTCCTACAACAGTTGCGAGTCCTAATGCAGCCTATCAAAGAATGGCTAATTTCTGGGATTTAATAGCAGACTTAAAAGAAGGGACATATAAGATCAGGAGTGAGCATAGAAAATATTTACAACAAGAACCCAGAGAAACTGATGACGCATATGATACTCGTCTTTCAAGATCAACAGTAGTCCCATATTTGCAGCGTATTGAGAAGATGCTGTCAGGTATGTTGGTGAGGAAACCAATTCGCTTGGACGATGTTTCAGACCTAGTTAGAGAGCAGTTATTTGATGTTGACCTTGAGGGTAATGATTTAAATATATTTTTATACAATGTTGCAAGAGTAGCGATTTCTTTTGGTCATGTAGGAGTATTGGTAGATGCACCGAAAGATGGAGACAAGACCAGACCATACTGGGTGACTTATAGTCCAAAGGACATTCTAGGATTTAGAAGTGAAATCATAGATGGGTCAAGACAACTCACACAAGTAAGGTTATTAGAACAAGTTGTTGAGCCAGATGGAAAGTATGGTGACAAGATAATTAAACAGATTAGGGTGCTTGAACGTGGTAGATATGAGATTCACAGGAAGGATAAAAAAGGGGAATATAAATTACATGATGAAGGTGAAATGAGTCTTAAAGACAAGATCCCATTCTCGATTGCTTACTCAAACAGGGTTGGTTACTTTGAAAGTCGTTCCCCTTTGTATGACATTGCAGAACTAAACCTTAAGCATTACCAGATCCAGAGTGACTTAGACAATATCTTGCATATCAGTTCTGTTCCTTTGCTTGCTGTGTTTGGTTATCCAAATGCAGATGAGATAACAAGTGGCCCTAATGAAGCATTATCATTACCACCTGAGTCACGCATGGAATATATCAGCCCTTCTGGTGATAGCTATGACAGTCAATTTACAAGACTGAAAGACATTGCAGAACAGATCAATACTTTGTCATTAGCTGCGGTATTAGGTCAGAAGTTAGTTGGCGAAACAGCAGAGGCCAAGAGGATTGATAGGTCACAGAATGACAGCACAATGATGGTGATTGCACAGCAGATGCAAGACTTAATTGATAACTGCCTTAGATTTCATAGCGAATATCTCAATGAGCCTAATGCTGGTAGCTCTTTTGTTAATAGAGACTTTGTTTCTGCGAGATTAGCACCACAGGAGATAACAAGTTTGCTTACATTGTTTACTGCTGGAACTATTAGTCAGGAGACTTTATTGAATCAACTAAGTACTGGTGAGGTGCTTGGTGATGACTTTGACGTAGAAGAAGAGATAGAAAGTACACAGCAGGGAGGACTAACAGAGGTAGAGCCACCAGAAGAACCTGACGAAGAACCAGAGGAGGAGGAAGAGGGAGAAGAATGATAAATGAGTATTCCAGAGGTATTTTTTAGGGAGACTATTGATCTAAACAGGTACAGTAATGCTGTAGCTACAGAGTTCCAGACTACTTATAACGATGTAATTTTAACGGCAGCAAGAAAACTTAAAAGGTTAAACATAAGACAGGCCGAAGCTGGGGCAGGGGTTGTTATCGCACCACAGACAAGGAAAAGACTTAGAGCAATAATCCAGCAATCAAAGATAAGTTTAGATATGTGGTCAAAAGAAACTTCAAAGAAGATGATAAAAGAGATTGAAGGTGTAGCAAAAGTACAGACTGGATTTATAGAAAACGAATTAAAGAAGGTTGTTAAATCTGGCAGTGTTCCAATAAATTCTGTTGCTGTAAGTGAGAAGTATGCAAAATCTTTTGTGACTACTGATCCTACAAAAACAAATATATTTACCAGCAAAGAGTTTACTGTTGATGATTTTAAAAAGTATGGCTCTGGCACATTCGAACTTACTGCAAGACAAGGAGCAATCCAGACGTTACCTAATGGAGTAACAGTCGAGAAAGCATTTAGGGGAATAGCAGAAAATCAGAAAGACGCTTTGACAAGACATATAAGACAGGGTGTGTTTAGCGGTGAATCAACTCAAGAGATAGCAAGACGAATGATAGGCAAATTAGAGTTTGGACAAAAGGCTTTAAGCTCAAGACAAAAAGCATTAGCTGGTGGTGAATTAACTATTGCTGCAAATCATCAAATAAGAACCATCGTTAGGACTTCTGTTAATCAAGTCCAGAACCAAGCATCACAAGCCGTCTATGCAGCTAACAGTAAAGTTGCTCCTAAATATCAATATGTTGCAACGCTTGATAGTAGAACAAGTGCAGTTTGCAGGGATCTTGATGGCAAGACCTTTGCATATAACAGAGGCCCTACACCACCGCAGCATTTTAACTGTAGATCAACTACTGTTCCTGTTGTTGATTATGAAGGACTTAGCAAACAAAAAGGATTTGAAGGTCTGAAACCGCCACCAGTAGGCAAGGTTGTTACTAGACCCAGTGCCACAGGCAGAGTTCCACAAGACATGACTTATGGTGAGTGGTTGTTAAAGCAAGATAAGAAGTTACAAGTTAAGACTTTAGGTAGTCCAAAAAAAGTAAGTTATTTTAAAAAACTTGCAAAAAAAGAAGGATCAGGACAAAAGGCAATAAAAAAACTTGTGCGTGATGATGACAGCGAAAGAAGTCTTAAGGATTTACAGAGGATCTATGGCAAGCCTACAAATATCAAACCAAAGCCCAAGCCTAAAGCTGTTGTAGGAACTGCTAAAGCATCTGATTTTGTTAAGTCTAAACCTCTCAAAAAGCTTACTGAAAAAGAGTTGTTGACTGATCTTAAGAAGTTTAGAGAGCATGAAATAAAAATACAAACAGCAAGAGGTGTTAAGAATCCTTATACAGGGCCAATAGATTTTAAAATTAACTCTTTAGAGCAAGGCTTAAGCATAGAAAAAGTAATTGATAAAGGCTCACCCATGTATAATGATTATCTTTTCTGGAAGCAAGGATTTAATAAAAGACCCACTAGGGTTAAAAATGTTAAAGCATTAAAAGATAGAAAAGATTTAGTAAAAGGTGCTGATGGTGAAAACCTTGTTCTATATCGAGGAGTTTCAAATGATAATTGGAATGACCAGTTTAAGGGTATTGGTAAAGGAGGTGATAACTATTATGCTGGTGAAGGTTTATATGGCAATGGAACTTATGCTGCTGCTAGAAACTTTCATGGAACAAAGGCAAGTTTATCAAAGAGTACAAAAAATGCTATTGAAATAGCTGAACATTATACTCAGAGTAATGCCTTTGCACCTAAATTATCAGTTGCTGAAAAGCAAAAAAGAATTACTGCATTTGGATTAAAAAAAGATGCAAACTTTAAAACTTGGAAAAAGGGTTCAAGTACAAAAAATTTAAAGAATGAACATGCATATCCAGACTCTGACTGGTATAAACAAACCTTTGGAAAATGGGAAGATGAAACGATTGCAAAAGCAAAAAAACTTACAGGATATGACATTGAGACAGTAGGCGAAGCTTGCACCATACTTGGAATAGATGGTTATCAAGTGCCTTTGCCTTTAGTAGATAAATTAGTGGAAGGTGGTGCTGAATTAATACACTTTGACGCAGATTACTGGGTGATACTCAACAGATCAGCTATAGTGGTGAGTGATACAGTTAAATTATGATTGATGATCCTTTCTTTTCAAGAGAGCTTGCACAGTTAATGACAACTCTGCACTTGGATATGGAAGAACGCAGAAAATGTATTGAAGAAGCTTCTAAAGCAAAAGATTTTGAGTCTTTTGTTAAAGATATTAATGAGGGCAAAGTCTCTTTTAGTAAGTAGTTGACACGTTAAGAAAAAGATTATATTATATTTATTAGATACAAACTTTCGCAATGAACAATTTTTTTACAACTTTCTTTAACGAAAAGAATTTAGACTTTCAATACTACACAGTTAATTCACCAAACGGAACTCCAAACCTAATCCCATCAACTGTTGTTATTGATGCAATAAAGAATACAAAAGGACAAGAGGCTGTAAAGATCAAAGATATGTTGATTAAGATTGATTTCTTTAATGGCGATGTTCACAATTATTTGCAACACTTAGCTCAAGCACTAGCAAAGGATTTAGATTTCTAATGCCACTGAAAAAAGGCAAATCACAAAAGTCTATTTCTGGCAACATTCGTTTGCTGATGAAAGAGGGCAAGACATTAAAGCAAGCACAGGCAATAGCTTTATCAACTGCTAAAAAACGTAAAAAGAAGTAAGATATATTCAGCTACTTATTTTCCTATGTACGGCACACCTAAGAAAAAAAAGAAAGTAAAGAAGGGAGGTAAAAAATAATGGGTTATACATTTAAAGTCCAGACTTATGATGAGTCAAAGCCAAAGGTTGAAAACTGTGAAGTCAAACCTAAAGCTACAAAAAAGAAATCTAAGAAGTGACTAAAAAACTAAGGCGAGTTCCAAAGGACAAGAAAACAGGTGTTCCCAAAAAATACCTATCTGGTTCCAAAAACAAGTCTGCGAAAGCTGCTGAAATTAAAAGAACATCAGAGCTTTATAAAAAAGGTGCTTATATTGACATAAAGGCTGTATCTAAATCACGCACTAAACAAGATGGTACAAAAAAGAAAACCACTAAGCGAAAAAGTAAAAAGTAGCTTAAAGAAAAAAGCAAAAGATACTAAGTTTTTTTATGGGGAACTAGCGGAGGTCTATCGAAAAGGACAAGGGGCATATCTTTCTAGTGGGTCAAGAAATGTTCCTATGGGTGCGTGGGCAATGGGTAGAGTTAATAGTTATATGACAGGTAAGGGAGGAGCAAGAACAGCAGACGCATCTATATATACTAAGTACAACAAAAGGAGGTAATTGTGAAACTTACTACTAGACAAAAGAATACACTTGCAAAGCACCAAAAGGCTCATGGTCATACAAAAGCTCATATGGAATACATGAAACGCAAGATGAGAGAAGGGGTTTCATTTACAGAAGCACACCGTATGGCTATGAGGAAAGCAGGGAAATGAGTATAAAAAAAGGTGGTCATACGTTCGAGAGAGTTGATAAACCTATTAGGACTCCCAACCATAAAAGTGGTAAGAGTCATGCTGTTGTTATTAAAAAAGGTGATGGCTTTAGGCTTATAAGATTTGGTATGCAGGGAGCAAAAACAAAGCCACCAAGAAAAGGAGAATCAGACGCAGATAAAGCAAAACGTAAAAGTTTTAAGGCTCGACATGCAAAAAATATTGCAAAAGGTAAGACGAGTGCGGCTTATTGGGCTGACAAAGTAAAATGGTAGGTTATTATTTATATTAATTATTGTTAAAATTTATTTATGGCTGACGAACCAATCAAACCAAATTCACCTGTTGATACAGCAG